TGATTGGCTCATCAATCATGGCAATCAATTCTTGCCAGTAAGGGTAATTTTTCGGATTGTTGTTGCCGCTTTTGAGCCGCTGCGCGTAGGGGCTGATGACGATCATAGGTACAGTTTCCGAAATGCGCTCTCAAGGCTTCCTTGCCACTTCCATGCATCCATCTTGCCGTAGATGTTCCATTGGTCAACGCTGCCAAACAATGCCTGGGCTTCCGCAATTGACCGCCCAGGAACGATTTCCGGGTAACAGGTAAACACCACCGGATTTTTTATCTCGGGCAGGACATGACTGAAAACAACATGGTCGCCCATGCCGCAGTTAAGAACAACAATTGTGCTGTCCCGATAGTGCAGGAAATTGCGAAATATTTGCTCGTCCTGCTCGTACAGCTTTTGGTTTGTCTCGCTTCTGATGCCGCCTTGCGGGTTTTTTAGATGCCATGTGACCGCATCGGAAACCAGCAACACCCGATAGCCCTTTTCGTACAAGCCCCAGGTAAACAGCGTTTCTTCCCGGTGAGCCACCCTTGACAGGCCCGTGTTGTAATCATGGATGCCAGCACGGTAAAGAAATGTGCAATGCAGATGCTCGACTTCCTGCATATGCCTGATGTATGACCATTGAATGTTCGGCTCGGAATCAATCCGTTCGATTACGCCCGTAGCTTTAATTGGCATTGGATCAAATGGCTTGGTCAGCACAGACCCGCCAATTGCGCCAACATCGTCGGCAATCCACTTGCTCAAGTTTGCCAACACGTTTGGTTCTGGGATAGCGTCATCATCAACACGCCAAACCCAATCAAAACCCATTCGGTTTGCAATCTGGTGGTTGTGGTGCTGGCCTTTTTTGCCTGCAAACAACCATTCCCACGGGATTTTTTTTTCGTCTAGGATTTGGAAAAAGTGCGAATAGATCAAATCCGTTCGCACATCCACCGGCTCATCGTTGTCATCAAAGATGACCAGCTTATCCACTGGTCGCGTCTGCATGATGATGGCTTGCAAGGCCAGGGGCAAGGTGCTGTGATAGCGCCCACGGGTTGAGATTGAGCAAAGAATTTTAGTCATTGCTCCACCTGCAAAGCATTAGGTTTGCTCGGTTGTTTTCATCAATGACCTGGGGCTTATCGCTGATGTGGCCTGCCTCATTGATGTACGCAAACTCAAAGCCAGAGAAATGGCTTTCATTTAGCCCATGCAGCTTGTGATGATGACCCCAAAAGCCCGGAGGCTCATTTAGCGGAACCGTTATCAACAACCGCCTGCAATTACGCTTCAATCTCTCGACAATCTCAAGCCCATTGTCCAGATGCTCAATGACTTCAAATGCAATGATCGAATCGTAATGCTCCAGGCCAAATTTGTTTATGTCTGCGTTGACAAATTTACCTTGCCATCCTTGCTCCTGCGCCACTTCAATGATGACAGGATCGTAATCTAGGCCCGTGTAATCAATGTCGCCAAAGAACTGCCGCCCGTAGCCTGTTGAGCAGCCAATCTCTAAGATTTTTTGCCCAACGATGTTTTGTGCCGCCCATTGATATCGAGTGGCTTCCCTTGGAAAAACGGGATCATCTTTAAGAAACACCGCCCGTTCGTAATCGTTGGACAGCTTCCATTTGTACCATTCAGGGTTGTATTTTTTTGCCAGCTTTAAAGTGTTGCCATCGAACACTTTTTGCCAATCCTTGACCAGATTGGGATCGTGCATCGTGCCTTCGCCCTTGTGGTAGATCGGAAACCAGCCAACATATTGCGAACCCTCTAAACGCTTTTCCGTTGCCTCATAAATCCTATAACCAGCTTTTTCGGCTCTGATGCAAAAATCTATGTCCTCACTGCCGCCGATGCCGTAGCTTTCATCCAGTAAGCCCACGGTATCAAAAACGTGCCGATCAATCATTACGCAAAAGAAGATTGCAAAGTCTTGACCCGCCGCCTCAGATCGGCTTTTGATGACACAAGAAATGCCGCAATCCGCATGGTCAAAAAATGGCTTGTTAAATAGATCAAGCCATTGATTTTTCTTTTGCTCAAGAAAAACTGTGTCGTTGTTTAACAGGATCAGCGTCTGTCCCGTTGATGCTTTGATCCCCTCATTGGTCGCTTTAGCGTAGCCCAATGGAAGATCGTTCCAGACAATCTTTAAGTTTTCTGCAAAACCGATTGAATCGAACTTGTGCCGCAACGATTGCAAATACCATTGCGTTTCATCGGTGCATCCGTTGGCAGAAATGACCAACTGAACATTGCTCATGTCCGTCCATTTAAAAATGGATTCGATGCAGGGTTTAAGGTATTTGTCGCAATTGTTGTATGTCGGTATAACTATGCTGTAGTTCATCGTTTCATGTCGTTTATTGTCTGCTCCAGCATCAAGATTCGACGGCTCAACGCCACGCAAGCAACCAAAGCCGCGTTTGCGTAATTAACGCCAAGCATCCCCGAATCTGGATGTTTTTCCACCGAGTTGGGCATTACGTCCAACAACGATTGAGCAGAGACACCATCTTGCCTTAGTTCGGTGTCATATCGAGTATATGACCCAGCTTTCACACCGGCAAGTTTTTCGATCAATTGCCAATCAACATCCAGCCAGGAATGCTTTAGACGCTCATCAGATGAACTGACATGGGACACCGCGTTCAATGCGCCTGTGCTTGGTACAAAAGACACGGGGCTTGATATGGAAACAATGGGTGTTTGATTGCTTGCAGCCGATGCTACGCCAACAACATATTGTGTCGTTGCTGTCGTGCTGGATGTTGCATTGATCGCCGTAGATGGCCCTGCCGTGCCAGTTGCACCGCTGAACCCGCTGAAGCCTGATGTTCCAGATGCGCCATTGGTTCCGTTTGTCCCAGAAAAACCAGATCGACCACTAAATCCGCTGATGCCACTAAAACCTGATGCGCCGTTTGTTCCATTAGTACCGGAAAAACCAGACGTTCCGCTAAAGCCCGAAATTCCAGACGCGCCATTTGCTCCGTTTATGCCGCTGAATCCAGACGTACCGCTAAATCCGGATGTGCCTGATGCGCCGTTCGCGCCGTTGATGCCGCTAAATCCTGATGTACCGCTAAAACCTGATGTGCCGCTGTCCCCGTTCGTGCCATTTATGCCGCTAAAACCGCTTGTGCCAGAAAAACCAGAAATACCAGATGCACCATTGATTCCGTTGGTTCCGCTGAATCCCGATGTGCCACTAAAGCCAGAGGTTCCATTCGTACCATCGACACCGCTAAAACCAGAAAACCCAGATGCTCCATTAATGCCACTGATTCCTGAGTAACCAGAAAAACCGCTAAAGCCCGAATCTCCATTTATGCCGTTGATTCCGCTAAAGCCTGACCAGCCGCTGATTCCAGAACCAGAATATCCCGACAAACCGCTAAAACCGCTGATGCCGCTGTCACCAGAAAAGCCCGACCAGCCACTTACACCAGACCCGCTAAAGCCTGACGTACCGCTAAACCCACTGATGCCTGACGCGCCACTTTCTCCAGACCAGCCGCTAATGCCTGAGCCTGAGTAACCGCTAGTGCCTGACCAGCCAGAAATGCCGCTGTGCCCGCTGATGCCAGACCAGCCAGAAAATCCAGATGTTCCGCTGAATCCCGAAATTCCTGAAAAGCCGCTAAAGCCAGAAATGCCGCTGTACCCGCTTTGGGTGTACATCACCTGGGTGGCTGTAAAGATTACACCAGGGATTGATGGGCTAACAGGTGATGTGCCAGCAGGTACTGATTGAATGGAAATCTGAGTACTTGTAGCAGCCCAGATCAATTCATAAAAATCACCAGCAGTTATCGGAACCACAAAATTGACGGTCATCAAACCATAACCATCAACCCCGCCATGTCGTTGTTGGATGCTTAACCGTGAATCACTGTCAGGCACATCACCCGTGCTGCCGCTGTCGTTTTTACGCAGCCAAACATTTACATCATGAATTTGGGTATCGGTGTTTACAAACTGAATGGAAAAGGTCAGGCTATAAACGCCGCTGTTGGCAAACGTAACCCGCGAACCAGACACCACCGTAACGCCGGTGTTGCCAGCATCAAAGCTGTTAAAGGTAATTTCGTAAGCCGTATTTGCAGCCGCCGCCGTTTGATCGGTGGTGTCCCAAAAGGAACCCCAATTGCCGATTGCACCACCAGCACCAACAGCGCCCGAATATCCGCTGTAACCGCTGTAACCGCTGATGCCTTGCGTAACAGCAAGGGCCAGCAATTCATTATTAGAAAAGCCAGTTGTGCCTGTGCCGCCAGACGAAACTAAGGTGACGGGATATGTCCAGTAGCTTGTTGGTGATGCGGGATTCGTATTTGTCGGGGTTCCCGAAACTTGCCAAACCTGATAGTTTGCACTAGCCGTTTGTGATTGGATGGTGAAATTTTGCCCAGCTTTAATTAACGCCAGAAAAATATCAACGTCAACATTTGTATCAGTCAGATGGCTGACGTTAATAGATGTTGCGCTGGTTTGGGTTGCGTTGTTCCAAAGCAAATCCCCATCTGTCGGATAGCCCGATGTGATGGTGGTATTTGCCCTGTACAGGAAAAAGTTGGATGACGTTCCCGGTGTTCCGCTGTAACCGCTAAAACCAGAAAATCCACTAAAGCCTGACCAGCCTGAAACACCGGAACCGCTAAAGCCCGACCAGCCGCTTATGCCGCTGCCGCTGTACCCGCTAAAGCCTGACCAACCGGATTGCCCAGACCATCCACTGATTCCGGATTCGCCGCTGTATCCGGAAAGCCCCGAGAATCCGCTGTAACCGCTTAAACCAAGCCCACTAAACCCTGACCAGCCAGATGTGCCAGACCAGCCGCTAAGGCCCGATCCGCTGTACCCGCTTAGACCGCTGATTCCTGAGTAACCGCTAATGCCAGACCAGCCCGACAAGCCGCTTTCGCCCGAATACCCACTGATCCCGCTGTGCCCAGATGCACCGCTAAATCCAGACGTTCCGCTAAAGCCCGATTGGCCGCTTTGACCTGACAGACCAGATGTGCCAGAAAAGCCGCTGAACCCGGATTGACCAGAAAACCCGCTTGCGCCTGACCAACCACTGACACCCGAGCCGCTGTAACCGGAAATGCCCGACCACCCGCTTTGACCACTGAATCCCGATATGCCTTCCAGGCCAGAAAATCCGCTGTAACCGGAAATGCCCGAGAATCCAGATTGACCAATTGCGCCGCTGTAACCCGATGTTCCGCTTGCGCCAGACCAGCCGCTTATGCCTGAGCCAGAAAAGCCAGACAGGCCAGATACACCGGAAAAGCCCGACAAACCAGAGCCACCGCTAAAGCCCGACATGCCGCTAAAGCCCGACAAGCCAAGACCGGAATAACCGGAAAAGCCTGAAAAGCCAGATGCGCCAGAGCCGCCAGGGCCAGAATACCCAGAAAAGCCGCTGTACCCAGACGTACCGCTTGAGCCTGCAACGCCTCGGTTAATGTTGATGTTTTGCCGCGCTGTCGGAACAACCTGAACCGTTAGATTCGTGCCGCTTTGAATCGACGCGGTGATGTTGTTCCCATCCTGAACATTGACTGTCGTATTGTTCGGAACGGCTTGAACGGTAATGTTCGCCATAGCTGCCCCTTAAACTTTTACGATTGCGTCAGATCGGACGATAAAAAACAAAAAGATAATGTTATCTTCCGGTGGTGTTGAACCAATCGACGGAAAACTAATTTTGATGCGGCCTGAAAATCCAGCCCCGTTCACATCGTTGATTGCCATTGCCACATCGCTGGAAATCAAACCCCAGGCTGAATCATCAATCAGCAACGTAAATGTGCCTGTGGCATCATCCCGATTTGTAATTGAAAGATTAATGGATGTCGGAGTTGGCGTGTAGTTGCCAATGTCAAACGACAAACCATAACGGCTATCCTTGACGTTTGAAAGTGTGCGCCGAATGATTTGAGCATCAATGACCGCATCGGTCAAATCAACCGGGGTCACATTATCTTCGCCCGTCAGCGTCAGATTCCAATAAGTTTGTTGATCCCAGACCAGTTCCCCGGCAATGATGGGATTGTCAAAACCCGAAACTTGGGTCAAAGAATTTTTGTTAAAGACAGCCATAATTTCCCCAATTCTCGGGTGGTTACGCGCCCCGACTACTGTCTGGGGAACGGGTCTTGTCTTGTGCGCTGATTATCAATCAGCGTTGTAATGCTGTCTATCTTTCAGCTTGACCAAACAGCAGTTGGTTCTGTCGGCCAATCTAAATTGCCCTCAACAGGGTTAACCGCAATGTTTCTGACCCATGCACGGTAAGTCAAAAATTCTTGCCGATTAAGCAAATGTGGTGTATTTACAGGATCATACACATCAGGTTCATTGACCCAATCTGTTTTTTGCAATTGCGTCACAGCTTGTTGTTTGTTCATTTCCGCAGACGGAACAATGATTGGCTCTGGCGCATCAATTGACATACCAATTGACACCCATTCTGGGCAATCTACAGCGCCAGGATAATCGTTTAATTCATCTACAACAATTGTGTTCACCACAATACGTTCATCATTAATTATTGCTGCTTTCATCCTATAATCTCCACAATTTGCACCGTGCCAGAAAACCCACCTGTTGTCAAAGGACTGCTAGCGCCAGCGCCACCAAACCCGCCAGAGCCACCAAAAATTAGAAATCCATAAGCCCCGCCTGCACTTAAAACGCCAGATGCCCCAGAGCCGCCAGAACCACCATAATTTCCACCATCACCTGGGTTACCACTAGCTCCCGGCTCAAAATATGCTTGGCCGCTTGGTGGGATAACGTACGGATTTACAGCCACAGATGACGCAGAAGTTGCTGTTGCCGCAGCCCCAGCAGCGCCTCCATTTATGGCAGCACCAGTTCCTCCGACACCACCAGTGCCACCGCCACCGCCGCCACCACCAAAATTAGCTGAACTTCCATTACCACCCGCAAATCCAGCGCCTGCTCTACTACCACCGCCGCCGCCACCACCACCGCCGCCCCCGCTTGTATTTGTTGCTGTTCCCCCGGCTCCACCATTTGCGTTAAATGTGCCACCAGATGCAACACCGCCAGCGCCACCAGTTCCGCTGGTTGTGCCGCCACTACCAGTAACTGACATTGAGCCAAAACTGGTTGTCCCGCCTGATCCACCAGCACTTGAACCACCCGCACCAATGGTTACAGTGTAAGAACCGGCAGGACTAGAATAATATGTTTCCGAATATCCTGCACCTCCAACACCGCCTCTTGC